CATCACCGTAGAAAGGATGACGATGGTAACTTACGTCCTATTAGTGAGTATGCCCAATTCTGCGACACTACAAACCAACACGTAGTAGATTTAATTCGAGAACTTCAACCGAAGTACTACTTCATTGAGAATCCTCGTGGTGGAATGAGAAAGATGAACTTCATGCAGGATGACGCATTACCGAATGGTGGTAAACGTTACACAGTTACATATTGCCAGTACGGGGACACTCGTATGAAGCCAACTGACTTATGGACTAATCATCCTGATCCGAAATTTAAACCTGCATGTAAGAACGGTATGCCTTGTCACGTCTCTGCCCCTCGTGGAAGCGCAACAGGTACACAAGGTATAAAAGGGTCTGTAGACCGTTCACGCATCCCCGAGGAGCTATGCGACCACGTAGCTAAGATTTCTGAGGAGTAAAAGATTGAGAGGTGTAACAACCTCTCTTTTTTTGTGTCTATTATCTTGTTGACTTATAGTGTATGATATAGTACTATTATAGAAGATTATATGAAGGAGGAGAGGACATTATGCCAAAGTTTTTGCAACTTGTTTTATGTGGATTACTTTTAGCAGGAGGGACAGACGACTGGATTAAAGATAGTATCCCGTCAGCCGTGTTCTTCTATGTTGTAGGTATAGGGCTACTGATTCATTTGTTTTTCCGATTCCTGGATGAACAGTACTAATAAGGAGGACGTAACTTGAAAGCATTATTTCTACAAGAGTTTGTAAGAGAAAGTCACATGCAACGACAGAATGATGGATCGTTTAAAAACATATTCCTCCAAACTAACGGAGGAAAGCTGCTAAAGAAACTAATCCATGAAGGGTTAGAGCTAACGAAGAATGACTACTACATCGACTATGCGTTCTTCAAAGTACCTGAGGTTGTTACTCGGGATAATCGAGATAGAGCCATTAAGTACAAGCCACCAACTGCAAAAGAATCGAAACCTGAATACGAGAACTTATACAAACGTATCGTACAGGACAAGCCCGACATTATCATTCCTTCAGGTAAACTTGGATGTAAGGCTCTATTGAATGTGGCAGAGATTTCTAAGCTACGAGGAGTACCACAACAAGTTACAATCACTGCGAATATTGAGATGTTCGATGAGAACGCAGTTGTTGAAGGTGTAGATAACTCAGGTTGGATTACAGAAACGTACACACATACATGTTGGGTTATGCCTATCTACAGTATGGAATACATGCTTGTTAATCCAAAGATTCAGAACTTAGTAGAAGCAGACTTCGGTACATTGAAGAAGTATGTGGAACAAGGTGATAACGCATTTATTGCGAAGGATGTAAAGTACGAAGATGTTACAACTATCGAACGTGTACGAGAAATCTTCACCAAGATAGTAAAAGAAGCTCCTATCGTAGCGTGGGATTTAGAGACCAATACGTTAGAAGCCGACAAAGCAGGTTCTAAACCACTAGTAATCTCTCTTTGTTGGAAAGAGGGTACAGGTGTAACCATTCCATTAGAACATAAGGACTGGACATGGCTTCCTGGTCACTTAGCTGAGATTTACAACTACATAAAAGAATTTGTTGCCGATCCGAAGATTGTTAAAGTCGGACACAACATCAAGTTCGATATCAGGTTCCTACGCTTATCTAGAGGGTTTACAGAGTTCAATAACCATCGTGATACAAAAACAATGTACTACCTACTTGTAAACCAGGATGTAAAAGGTTCATTACGTCTATCCGACTTAACATTCGAATTTACAGATATGGGTGGATATGATAGAGCGCTAGAGGACTTTAAAAAGGATTACAAAGAGAACTACAAGAAGAACGAGAAAGAACGTATTGCAAAACTAAAAGAAGAATTTAAAGCGCAATGTGCAAAAGAAAGAGCAGAAGTACAACAGCAAGTGAAGGACGCAAAAGCAGAATTACGTTTACTCAAGAAGGAATCTCCAACGACTGAAATTCTTAATAGAATAACAGAGTTACAGGAGATTGCACAACGTAAGTATGTGAAACCTTCGATGCCTGACTTTGGGACCGCAGGTTCACCAGTCAATCCTGTAGACGGATCGGACTTCTGTTATGAGTGGATTCCACTATTCGAAATGCTTTCTCCGTACGCTAGTGGTGACGTAGACGTGTGTTTACGTATTTATAACCAACTAGACCAAAGATGTCAGCAAAAAGGCTTAGAGCACATTAGAGAGCTTTATACGAATCATTATCCACAACTATCTGCAACACTTGCTAAAATCGAAGCAACGGGAATCAAGTTAAACATCCCGTACGTACAAGCACTAGCAGATGCGTACCAAAAGGAAGAGGATCGTTTAACGGCAATCATCCGTAAGTTCCCTGAAGTAAAGCAAATGGAAGACGAACATCGCCAGCTTTACCAAATGGGATTAAACGAACTTGCAAAGCCTGTAGCTGAGAGAGACAAGAAGATAGCGGCCTTACGTGATAAGTACAAGGACAAGCTAGAGTTTAACGCAAACTCTCCTGACGACAAGAAAGAGGTACTGTACAAGATTACAGGCATTCGACTACCGTTCGATAAAGAGCGTCTAGTAGACTCTGTATTCGAGAAGGGACTAAAAGAGGAAGAGATTGAATGGTGCCATTACAAAACGAATACTGCGAACTTGGAGTACATCGCCAAGGAGTATCCTGAGTACAAGGAACTAGCAGAAGTTATGATCCATCACTCACTCGTTAAAACACGTAAGCAAAGTTTCACGTACAAGTTCCTTAGTATGGTAGATATGAACGATATCTTGCACGGTACGTTCAACCCTGAAGGTACAGAAACATCTCGTCTATCGTCAAAAGACCCGAACTGTCAGAACTTCCCTCGTAAGACGGAAGATGTAACACGGTTCGACTATCAGCACCCTATTAAACGAATGTTCATAAGTAGATTCACAAACGGAGCACTACTACAACTCGATTACTCTTCACTTGAATCTCGTATCATGGCTTTAATTGCATACGATGAGGAAATGATTGAAGCATTCTTAACGAAGAAGGATGTACATACGCATACTGCTTCACTGGTATTCAAAAAGGCAGAAGAAGATGTAACAGGTGATGAACGTACGGCCGCTAAACGAGTAACATTCGGACTAGCGTACGGAGAAGCACCATTCTCGTTCGCACCTAAATACAACATGACAATCCAAGAAGCAGAGAAACTATTCGATGACTACTTCAAGAACAAACCGAAGATTAAAACGTACATTGATGAAACGAAAGAGCAAGCTAGACAGACGGGCTATATCTCTTGTATGCAAGGTTTCACTCGTAACTTACGAGATGTGTATTCACAGGATAAACAGAAACGTAATGGTGCGTTACGTCAGTCTGTAAATACACAGGTACAGGGATCGGGTGCATTCTTAACGAATAACTCATTAATCTACATCAACAACATTATTGAGAAGCAGGGACTACGTTCTCGTATCGTTCTAACTGTACACGATAGTATTGTTATAGATTGCCCACCTGAAGAAATTCACATCATGGCTCATGTCGGTAAAACAGTCATGGAAAACTTACCGATCCCTTGGTTAAACATCGAGTGGAAAGGTGAAACAATCCGATTCCCTATTACGGCAGATGTAGAGATTGGTACAACATACAACGATATGGTTAACTACGACAAGGACGAGCTAAACACGTTCCAAAAAGTAGAGAACTACTGTAAGTACCACATGGACTTAAAGAGCGTTAAGCATTACATGGAGTCAGGTGTCATCACAAAAGAGAAAGCAAAAGAGCTAAAGGCTACGATTGAATCCAAAAAACAAGCGTACCAAACGGCTGTATAATTTCTGTAACTTTTTGTTGACACACAGAATAGGATAGTGTAATATACTAAGAGAAGAGACAAGCAGTTTCTTCTCTTTAGTTTAAAGGATAGAGGTGAGAGTATGTGCTAGATGTTAAAGTTGACAGCATAGATTTTCAGGAGCTTAGAATCATTGATGAAAACGGAGAGTATATCATGTTCGACATGCGAGAAGAGTTAAAGGTGAATGAAGCCAACCTTCTCCAAGAAATGTTACATCAACCTTCGAAGTACATCTATTGGTCTTCTATTCTTGAAAAAATCAAATTCTTCCAAGAGAAGACAGAAATGCAGTTAGAGCTTGTGGTTGCTAAGTTTGATTCCGAAGCACGAGAGGAAATCAAGAAGAACGGGGACAAGCCTACAAAGGATAGCGTAGATGCTTACATAAAACAAAAGCAAGAGTACGTAACGGCAAGAGAGCAGTGTCACTACTACGAATACATTGCAGGAAGACTTGCACGGATCGTAAAAGCATTTGAACAACGTAAAGATATGTTACAGTCTTATGGTAAGCAAATTGCCGAGGATAAAACATACGGAGCAGGAGCAGGTTCTCGTATTGAGCAGACACCATTCCCTGCACCACAACAAACGCAATATTGGGGAGGTCATCAATAATGTTAGAAGGAATTAAAAAAGCGTTCACGGCTACTTCATATGAACCTGAGCAAGCACCTGTAGAAGTTAACCCAATTGACGATGCAGTAGCTGCTAAACTAGGTTATAAAGTAGCAGAAGGTCAATACAAGGAGTTACGGATTGATTTAGAGACTGGTGACGTATTCGTACTTGATGAATTACTTGTCGATACACCACCTGAGTTCTCAAAGGATATTTTCCTAGTAAACTTAATGGCAGACTTTGCGAACGCTAACGGAATACAGCTTCCGAAGTGGACGAACGAACCATTAAAGATTGCAAAAGCCGTAGCGGATTGGGAACCACAAAATTAAAAAAAAATAGTCTCTAACTCATAAAAAACACTAGACATATGATATAATATATGTTAGACTGTTTATAGAGTTAAAAATTAAGAGATAACTAGGAGGAATTAATAGTATGTCATTTGCTGATATCATTAACCAAGAACACAAGAACTTAGAACAAAATAGCGGTAACGACAAAGTTGAGTACCCGAAAACGAAACAGAAGCGTTTATTCTTTGAACAGAACCAACGTGAGGTAATCATCCAAGTGTTACCTGATGCTGCTATGGTAGGTCACTTCTTCGTTCCGATCCGTAAAGTATACTTAACTGCTAAAAGCTCTAGTGGTAAAGATGTTAATTCTAACTTCGTGTTAGACGCTGATCCTAACCCAGGTTCATTGTTAGAGCAAAAGATTACTGAGTGGGCAGGATTAGGTATTATCCCTAACGGTTACGGTGGACAAGCATCACCAAGACGTACATACCTAGTAAACGCAGTACGCATCATTCAAGACCCTGTATCACAACAATGGGTACAAGAACGAGATGCAAATGGTCAGTTAGCAACACGAGTATTCGAAATGACACAATCTGCTTTCGCTAACTATGCAGAGAAGTTAAAAAATCCGTTATTAAATACGACAGGTTCAGGAATGTCATTCATGGACATTAACCGTCCAAACCCAATCCAAATTACTAAGCCTGAGAGAAACAGTAACTCTAAGGAGTACAAGGTAGATGTGTACAGTAGCATCGTCTTACCTCCATTAGGTGCAGGTTGGGAAAATACATTAGAGGACTTACAAGCACAAGCAGTTCCTACAGAGCGCTTAGTGAATGGTGATAAATGGGTACAAGCTTTCATCGACATGAAAGAAGGTCGTAAGCCAAACCAAGGTAATGCAGGAGCACAACCAACTGCACCACAACCTACATCTAATCCATTCGGATCGTTCCCTGGTCAAACTGGACAACCAGTAGCACCACAACAACCAATGGGACAACCTGTAGGACAACCGATGGGACAACCTGCTCCAATGCCAGGATATCCTGCACAACCAACGGCTCCAATGCCTACATACCAACCACAGGGACAACCAGCGCCAATGCCTAGTTACACGGCACCTGCACCACAACCTGTAGCACCTGCACAACCAGTGATTACAATGCCTACGGGAATGGGTGCAGGAGCAGGAGAGCCTGACCCATTCAATATCGGTGTAGAAACTGATTTATCTCAGAATAACGGACTTGGAGCACAGCCTACTCAACCAGTAGCACCAACGGCACCAACGACACCTGCACCTACATATACGGCACCTGCAACACCTGCACCAACTGGTGAGCCAACGATTCCTGCACCATCACATGCAACTGGTGGAATGCCTAACATCGAAGACTTGTTAAAGACTGAGTTAGGTGCTCAGTAATACAATAAAAGAATAGTAGATTCCAAGTTACCTAGCCATCCTGTGGCTAGGTTGACTTAGGTTATATAATCATTATTGACTAGGGGGCAACAACAAATGGAAGAAGTTAAAATGACAAAAGAAATGGTAAAGGTAGAACATGATTTATTAACAGAACGAGTTACAAAGGTATATCGTGAAAAGGAATCAAGTTTCCACGCACCACACTTATTCACTGTAACATCTGCTGAGGACGACAAAACATTAGCAGTTATCCACTTCCAAGAGGGCGCATTAAACGTTGCAGGAGTTAACGGAGTAATGAATGAAGACTTACTAGTTATGATCCTAACTCGATTACAAGGCTTTCAAAATAGTGAGTTTGCTTGTAAAGAGAACGCAATGGCAATTACGAAGATTGAAGAAGCGTTACTATGGTTACGCAAACGTACAATGGGACGAGACAAAAGAGGAGTTCTTGGGACTCACCAAAAGTAGTTACAATCTTCAATACATAATGATTAGAGAATTACATATACATATTAGGAGGAAATATACATATGGCAAAAGCAAAAACGAAGAAAGCACCTGCAAGCGTGGATTTAGACTTATCGGCTTTAAATTTAAGTGGCGGCCTAGTCTTACTGAGAGATTCAGATTATGCGAAGGTATTTGACAGACTTCCTCTATTCTTACCGAAGATTGATAAAATCCTAGGTGGCGGCCTACCGTTCGGACGAATGATTGAGGTTGCAGGAGTACCATCGGGTGGTAAATCAACTTTCACTCACCACGTAATGCGTGTAGCGACTGCTCTAGGTTGCATTTGCGTACTGATTGACGTAGAGGGTACGTCAGATAATGAACGTTTATCTTCGCTAGGTATTGACACAAGTAAAGTATTAGTGAAGCAACCTGATCCTGATAAAGGTACTGCACTAACGGTTGAAGAGGTTGGACAGACAGTAGAAGAAACGTTAAAACTATTCGGAGAGAAATATCCTCACGTACCTGTAGTGTACGTATGGGACTCTGTAGGTTCTACACCTTCTATGGTAGAGTTAGAGAAAGACTTTGGTGAACAGAATGTTGGGGCTAGAGCTAAAGCTATCACACAGTTCGTAACAAAGGTTACACCAATGGTATCTCAATCTAAATCATTGTTTATCGGTATTAACCAAGTACGTGACGATATTGGTGGGAACCCAATGTTCAAAACATACAAAGTTCCTGGTGGTAAAGCATGGGAGCACGCTGCTACACTTCGTTTAGAGATTAAAAAGAAATCCTCTATCTTCAAAGGATCGGGAGCTAACAAGGAACGTTTAGGACATATCATGGGTGTTAAAACTCAGAAGTCTAAAGTATCTCGACCATTCCAAGAAGCAGACGGGACGTTACTAGCAGATACAGGTATCGACTACGAGTACAACCTAGCTAAAATGGCAG